GAGATATTTAATCCATTGTCCGCTTTACCAATTGTTACAGGTTTGGCTATTGCAAGGGCTTTATTTAGTAATAGATTTTTTGTAAAAATCCTAACTAGCACAGAGCAGGGAGCTATAACTCAAGGACTCAAAATATTTAATAATACGTTAAGACAATTTGGTTTAAGGTTTATTGATGGTGAAATACAACCTGTTAGTGCAGAGGCACAAAGACAATTAGAAGGTGGATTACAGCAAATAAAATCAGAAGCTGGAATCACCGATGAAGATTTACAAATACAGTCCGATGAGGGTGTAAATTTATTAGAAGAATCTATAAGAAGAATTACAGCGCCTTTGAAAACATCTGAACTAGCTTTACCAGAAGTGCAACCTACACAAGGCCCTACAGACCCATTATCACCAGAGCGTCTAGCATTCGCAGAACAAGTTGCAGGAAGACCTGTAGTTTAAGTATCCTCAAAGAATGTTGGGTCAACAGCTACAAACCTTTTAGCTGGTCGTCCTTTACCACCTACTTTAATTTCAACCTCTTGTATTTCGCCTGCATTTTTAAGTCTTTCTATGATTTCTTTTACTTCATAAGACTTCATGCTACGGAACAACTCATGCCTATCTACTTCACGTTTGGATATACCCTCACCATTTCTTGACCTAATAAATGATAAGACTTGTTTAATTTTAGCTTCCATGGCACTACTAGCCACCTTATCCCTACAAGCTTCTATGAACAATAAGTCATAATATCTTATAAAATCAACAGCCCATCTTGTAACATCGCCTGTAATCTTCGTAGCGTCTGCATTTGATGCAAGAGTACAAAGTAATGATAAACGCATAGCTTTCTCCTTAGAACGGCTTAGAAGCGGTTCAAGGTTGTCTTTTTCTAATATATCTTGCCTTTTCACTATTTCTCTTGCGAAATCTTGTAATATTTCCTCTGATTCTCTGTCAAACTGTAATACTATCTGTTCTAAATCTATTTCAGCGTTGTCACGTGCTACATCTGACATATTACCTCTTTGTCTTCTAATATAGTTTACCCAGTTTATAATAGATGTAGGTGGCTCTTTAAATCTTCTGAGTTCGCCTACTCTTCTTGGTTCTTTAGATTCAACAACTACAAACCTATTAAGAAAGCCATCTGCTATACGACCACTATTAAGTGCTTTGTAAAAGTTTTTAGGTACTGATAACCCAACTAACGTTATAGCAGGTTTATGTGTAACACGACTCATCATCATTTCTTTGTATTGTTCTTGTACGTTCATTAACGAGTAATTATCTGGCCTAAGTGTTCCATGACATCTGCCCCATGCTTCCATAAGTGTTTGTATGCCATCTTCTCTGTTTGTGTTTTGTGAATTACCTATAGCTTCTAATCTTTTACCAAACTCGTCCATAATAGTAATTTGTGTTGGCCTCATCTTTAAAACAGAATGAACAGCACCACTTGATGTATAGCCATCTCCCACAACAAGCTTTTCATGGTCACTAGCGTTTAGCACTGCTTCAACAAAAGTTTTTATATTTTCTTTACCCTGACCAGATTTAGCTATACCCATAAAATACATAGAAGAAAAATTATTCATATTGGTTCTATAGATACGACCACAAACCACACTAGCTAACGATAGAGCTCCAATAAGTGATAGCTCTGGTTGAGGTACTTGTGCAATCTCTTCACAAAACTTAAACATATCTTTTAACAATCCTGGTGGATTAAATAAGTCTTTTGGTTTTTGAATGGTTTCTGATGCTTGTATAAATAAGGGTGCTATTTGGTTTTTTCTATCATGTGTGCTTTTAACACTCTCTACTACGCCATCTATCTCTTTTTGTGGTAAAGGCGGATTATTAAGCCTATTCCAGTTTTGTAAAAATATTTTGACAAAATCTATGTTTACATTCTTAGATATTAAATAACCTGCAATACGAGCAGCACCATCGTTTCTTGAACCTTCATGCACACCATCTAAAGAAAAAGGAGCTGTTTGTACATTTGTTTCTGTTTTAGGTACACCAGTTATCTTTGCAAACTCAACCTCTGTGAAGTCTGGTAAATCATTATGGTCATATATTTTCCAATCTGGAAACGTTATTGGCTTGTATACTTGTCCGTTAGCGTGTCTGCTCCATGGTGCAATAATTAATCCACCTACACCCCTAATGTCAATTAATCTCTCTATCGGTGTTTCAGCAGTCCTTCTAGTGGCAAAAGTAGTATAGTTTTCTGGATTATTGTAGTAATAGTGCATACCCTTACCAGTGATAACTTTATATGGACATGGTGGCAAATTCTTTTCTACCCAATCCATAGCTTCTGGAGAATCTGCGTCAACTACTATAAAGTTGCCACACATAAGAGCAACAACTAAATTATCTCTATCTTTGAACCAAGACTCTACAAGTTCTCTGTTTGGTCTATTTTGTTTGAACTGTTCCCAACTACCAAGAAAAGGCGGTGGTTTTTTATTAGACCTTTGTAGAGGAATTACATTATATCCTTCGTCATAGTAAGCCAAGGCTTGCTCTAAGGATGTATGTTCCTCATTAATATTGAGCTGAAACACACTAAACTTCTTCTGTTTCTATAATATTTGATACAGAACCATATATTGATTCAAAGTCTAGTCTTCCGTCTGTTGCTCTTATTATTTGTTTAGCTTGATTTACAGTAGGCTTCCTATAACCGTATCTCCATGATTTACATGATGCAGGAGAACAACCAAATCTTTCTGCAGCTTCTTTGTGTCCAAGAAACTCAATATACTCTCTTAGTGTATATCGTTTAACTACTCTATTTGTATGATTTGGTCTGAATCCAAGTGTCTCTAGGTCTTTGAGTTTTTGTATTGCAAAACCCTTTGTCCTATAATAATAATTTGCCTGCCAGGTAAGGTCGTTATCTATTACGTTTTCCATATATACTCCTTTTGTAAATTTTATTTAAGATAATTGTTTCATATAGTATCTTTTTGTATTATACTATGCAAGTAATTTTTTATATGAAGGAGTAAAATTATGGAAATTTCACAACGTATTGTGTCTCCACAACAACTCGTACAAAGCCAAGGCGCAAAGATTTTGGTTTATGGTATGGCTGGTTCTGGAAAGACAACGTTAGCAAAAACTTGTCCAGGTAAGGTATTAGTCATAAGTGCTGAAGCTGGACTTTTATCAATTAAAGATGCAGACAATGTAGATGCTATCGAAGTAAAAGAAGCATCAGAAGTTATGCAACTACATGACGCACTTAAATCTGGACAACTACAATATGACACTGTTTGTCTTGATTCAGTATCAGAGATTAGTGAAATACTATTGACTTGGGAAAAAGCTAGAAGTAAAGACCCTAGAATGGCATATGGTAATGTTCAAGAATCTGTTACTAATTTAATGCGTTCATTCAGAGACTTACATATGCACGTTTTGTTTTTATGTAAAGAAGATGTCGTTAATGACGATGGCGTACTTAGACACGCACCTAAAATGGTAGGTACTAAACTAGGTGAATCAATAACATATTTCTTTGATGAAGTTCTTGCATTACGAATAGTAGAAGAACAAGACGATGAAGGTAAGAATGTTCAACATAGATGGTTGCAAACTGTTTATGGACAAGGCTACAAAGCAAAAGACCGTAGTGGTAAGTTAGAAAACTTTGAAAAGCCAGATATAAGTGCCCTAATACAAAAGTTAGGGTTTAGTTTAACTAATGATAAGGGAGAATCTAATGAGTGATTTTGGTGATGTAGAATTTTTTGAAAACATTGAGGAGATGTCTGGTGGCACTCCTCTTGCTCCAGATGGAGAACACAATGCAAAAGTAATAGCAACTGACAAGTACAAGTCACAAGCTGGTAATTGGACGTTAAAAGTTACTATGCAGATAGATGGTGGTAAATATAGAGACCACAACGAATGGTATGGCCTTTGGTCAACTAACGAAGACCATAAACGTATAAGCACTGAAATGTTTACACGTTTAACTAAGGCTGTTGGCTTTAAAAAATATCCAGAAAATCATTCAGATTTTGTTGGTAAAAATTTAAGGCTTAAATTAGAACAGGTAGATGATTCATTTGAGGGTGATAATGGTACTGTGCAAACTAAGAAAACAAAAATTAGATTGTACTTACAGCCAGAAGATGCTGATATGAGTCCACCAAAAGAGGCTGAACCACCATTTTAATTGTTGGTATTTTCTACAACAGGGGCTTTATGCCCCTTTTTTTCTGCAATCAAACAAAACCTTTCATCTTGTTTTTCTTTTAACACCTTTTCAATATATTGAATATGTTTATCTAGTTCTGCTATTTTCTGGTCAATATTCATTTATTCTCCATATATGTAAATATCATTAAGAGCAACAGCCCTACAACTGCATAAAAACTTATATCCACTATCTATTCTCCATTTTGTTTCGTAGCCTAGTAAGATACCATATAGCTTTATCTAAATCCTGTATGTTGGCTTCTTTATGGTCTGCACGCCATATGTATTTAATGGCAGCAGCTTTACAATAGCCTTTAAACTCTTCAAAGGTTAAAGCTGATTCTATTGCGTCTATACACTCAATAGAGCCCTTCTTATAGTGTGGTGGGTGATTTACATTATCTGTCATTTTGTTCCTCTCTATAAAAGTTACCTGAATCTAAATCAACAACATTTGGGCTGTTGTATATAGATGCCTCTGATTTACCTTGCCAAAATACTTTGTTGTATTCATCTATGTAATCGCTAAGAAAGTTCCAACCAACTTCCATATCAGTATGGTTTACTTTAAATACTTTACTTGCATAAGGTAGTTTTTTTTCTTGTGCAACAAAAGCAAAATCGTGTACAACAAACCCTGCCTTTTCAAAACCACGTTTATACCATGATGCTTGTAAATCATACGAGTACCTTCTTACCGAATTGGTAAACCCCCTGACAGAGCAATCACTCGTTGTTTTATAATCTACAAGCACTATGGCGTTTTCTGCATGAGGCTTATCTAATGGATTTAATACCACATCTGCTCTAGCCTTACATAGAATATCTTGTTCATACCAAAATATAGACACTTCGTAGGGTGAATCAAAAACCTGTGGATACTCTTTATCTGGATTTAGATAAGCTCTCGCTTCTGTTACCAAGCTGTTTTGCATACTGTAAATAGCATCACGGTCTTTTTCATTAATAACAATCAAACCTTTGTCTATGCTTTCTTGCTTTAAAGCTTTGTTTGAATTTGTATAAGGTGAGCCTGTAATGGTCACAACATCTGTAAAGAAAGCTCCTTCACCCTCTACTAATAAAGTATGTGCAGCAGAACCAAAGTTCATTGCTGGTGTTGGTTCTATAACTTCTTGTAGTGCGTGTAACTGACTTTGACTAAATCTTCTAATAAATGATGAAGATATGCCAGGTCCATTGTGATAGGTATGGTTGTCCATAAATGGAAAATAAAACGCTTCACCTATTTGTTTATGCGGTAAGTCTTTTATTTCGTCTGGTAAATTCACGATGCCTCCCTTTTATTTAGTTTATCTACTTCTGCTTGCAGTTCTTTGACTGCAACCCCTAGTGACCAGACAAGATAATTAATTTTGTCTGCTTGTATTTGTTTCTCTAAATCTTCCTGTGATTTAGGTTGTGTTAAATTAACGACATCACGAATAATATCGGCCATGTCAATATCTTTTTTATTGCTCATATAAATACTCCTTACATATTTAAGTTTGTATATTACAACAATTTATGTATAATGTCTACAACTTGTATTAGAAGGAGTAAGAATATGGGAAAAACTAATGGTTTATATGCAATGATGAGATTGTCATATGAAATGGCTGTTGATGATTATAATAATAAAAAGACAAACAGCATTAAAGACGCTTATCAGAAGTATTACAAAGAAAATGTAGGTATGAAGTGTCATAATCCTGAAACAGATTTGATAATGTTTTACGATGAAGACAACGGTATGGAATCTCCATTGTGAGTAAAGTTACAAATATTAACGAAGTAAAATGTAGCATATGTTTTGGCTACATAGAGCCATTAAAAGATGAAAATGGTGAAGTGGTGTGGGAACATGGTAATAATGCACAACCAATAAATGATGGTAGATGTTGTGATAAATGTAACTGGGAAGTTGTAATACCTGCTAGAATAGTTCAAAGTAGTCAATTTTAGTTTTGTCGGGTTCGAGAACTAATCCTCTAACATAGATTCTCCCCCTAAACCTGACAAAATATAACAGAGAGGTCGTGACCTCCTATGTATTATTCACACGGCCTCTTTGTTTTTTTGACAAGGGGTATAAGTATCGTGTTATCATGCGATATGCCAAAAATTGTTGAAATAAAACATAAGCAAGGTAAACCAACATTACCAGAACTAATAAATAGATTAGATGGTTTGTTTGATAACATGGTTTACCGTGGTGAAGATAGGTTGAATGTAACATTAGCAACAATAAGTTTTTGTATTTCTGTATTAAGTTTAGAGCTTGGTGATAAGGAAGTTGCAAAGATAGTTGACGAGGTTTTAGCTCAATATTTGGACAAAAAGGCAAACAAATAGATTATTGTCTATTTTTGTCATTAATGTCTGACAGCTAAAAACATGATAAGAATGGGCTTTTGACGAATATTTTATTTTTTACATTTTTGTCACAAGAGAATAACTAAAATAGTTATATAAAATAAGAAAATACTTGACTAAGTTTACTCTTTTCAAGTATCCTCTCAATACACTTTAGGGTAAAGTGGGGGTGGCTAGTATTAAAAACCTCTGCTCTAATATGCAAAACATGGGACATAGAAAGAATAAATTAGAATATGAACCTATCTTAACTTCGGACGAAGAAGCTCCAATAGAATATTGCAATCTTGATGAAAAGCTTAATCGTAGGCAAAGAAACTTCATCTGGATAGCAGTAAACAATCCAAGACTATCACTCGTAGAATCAGCATACAAGGCGGGATATACAAGCCCACGCCAAATGGCTAATAAACTTATGAACAATCCAATTATTCGCAAAGAATATAACTATCTGATGAATGAGGCCAAGAAAAAGTATGAACTCAATTACGATAGGGCAGTCCAGGATTTGTATGATATTAGGGATAAAGCAATGGAGGCAGGGTCTTTTAACGCTGCAATATCAGCACAAAACTCTTTGTTGAAAGTCGGGGGATTAATTGTAGACAGAAAAGAGGTTATGTTTGGTAAGGTTGACCAAATGAGTCGGGAAGAAGTTGAAAACAGACTTAAACAACTGATGGGTAATGTTGTTGAAGATGTAGCATTAGCGTCTTCAGATGCCGAGCTGGATGGTAATGAACAATCGCAAGAAGAAATAGACGCTATGACTGATTTAGAAGAAGAAAGTATTTATGATGTAGAGGTTTTGAAAGAAATAAAAGAAGAACAAGAAGGCTCTCCTAATGTTGAGGAGTAAATATATGAAATTAGAAAATTTTATACATCATCAGAAAAGCCTTGAAGCGATTATAGGACAAGCCTACTAATTGTTCAAGAACCTATCAATCGATTTAAAAACCTGTTTTAATGAAGTATGCCAAGATGTTTTTATTAATTTTTTATCTTGGTAAACGAGATAACCCAGAGAAAAACTTACTTTGTCTATCCCCTTGTAACGAAGTAAATCATATTTCTCTGGGTTATATGAAACTATCTTGATGTAATATTTATCCATTGTCGGATAAGAAAAAAACAACTACTAGCACAAATATACTGAACCAGAAAGGAAAGCCCATTATCTTGCTCTAAATATATAGAACAAGCAACGCAGTCGCCATTCTGATAAATGTCTTAAATGCTTTGGTAGTGTTTTACGATTAATGCTCACGGCTAGACTCCTCTTTTTCACGTCTTTTCTTAACCATTTTATATACATCATCAAGCATTCTGTTTATGTCTTTTTCATTTGGCGCACATTCAAAACATAAGTCTATTGCTGAATCTAAAGACATCATGCAAACATGGGCGGGTGGTAAATCTTCAAATGCTTTTTTATAGGCTTTACCTAAATTAACCCATAGTTTGTTATGTGCAAGTTCTTCTTTACTAATTTTTGTTTTTAACATAGTTATTTACCTCTTATATTTTTTTCGTTTTTAATTATGAAAGCTATCAATACAATACTAAGTATTGAGTAGCTAATTATTTCAATCGTTGTCATCTGACACTCTCCCTTTTTTATATGCACATACAACAAAATTATATCCCTCTACATTCGTATCAAGGTCTAAAACATCTGTAAGTATGTCTAAAACATT